TCACGGGTCCGGCAACATCAGCACACGCGCGGGGCCTGGACCGAAGATCGTCGAAAGTTGCGCGACCGAGACGGTGCAACCGGGTCCATCGGATACGCGGGCTGTGGCTGGGTAGGTCCAGTAGGGGGCCGCGACCGTTTCCCGTCTTTTCACCGTTTCGCCCTGCGACACGATCACCTCGTAGCGTTCGGCCTCCTCTCCCAGTGGCACATCCGCGCTTTCCCAGCCATCGCCGTCGATCCGCGTACGTCGGGTCCATTCGACTGTTAGATCGCCCCCCGCACGGCGCGCGCGCAGATGTGCAACGGCGTAGGGGCGTAGGCCGATACCCTGAAACCCAAGCTCTGCGTACTGCCAGGACGGCGCGTCCATGGCCTGCGACGCGGGGCCGATACGGTAATGGCGCGGCAAGGTGCGGGCGTTGCGCGGCAGGGTGATCTGCGGCACAGCCGCATCCAACAAGACGACCCGCGAGCCAGCAGGCCAGACGGCGGGCATGATACCATCGGTTCCCGCCTGTCCGCGCAGACGATGGGTCAGCGCGTAGCTGCGCGGGCCGGTCAGAACAGCGTCGCGGAACTGGAAGACCTCCCAAACGTCGTCCGCACCTGACCCGATGGCCACCGCGTTCGCCCCCGCCAGAAGCGACAGGTCCCCGACGGAAGACAGGGTGCCAGACAACAGGCTGACGTGCAGCGCAACGCCCCGGTCGACACGGGACGGGTCGGCTGCGGACAGGTCGCTATCCGTCACGCCCATGGTCGCGGGTTGCGCGATTAAAGTGTTCAGCGCGTAGCCCGAATCCTCGACCGACGACATGAGCGCCACCTCGCCCGGCCACGGCCGCGATGCGGCGGCGATATGCGGGGCGTGCGGAACCTCGTCCCCGCGCAGAAGCGGCAGGTCTAGGAACTGTGCCAGCACGGGGGGCGCTGATATCACCGGGATGATCGACCCCTCGCCGGTGGCGTCGTCTACGTCCACCGACAGATAGGCCCCCGGCTCTACCCGCGTTGCGTCCAGCGTGGCGAAGTCGCCGACCTCGGAGCGGTCGATCCGGTAGAAGCGTCCTTCCAGCGATACAGTATCCCCCGCGCCGATGGGATGCGCCGAGGGCGGCAGCGCCAGCCGCAGTTTGTCCCGCGCGATCCGCGCTTCCGACAGCCAGCGTTGCGTGATGGCACGCGCCTCTCCGTGCGACAGAACAAGATTCACTTCTGTGCGCGACAGGGCCGGGTTCTGCTCATCCGGGATTTGCGCCTCGACGGTGGCGGCGGTGTAGTCCCCGCCGGCGCCGACGAAGCCCAGCGACACGCGGCCCGTTTCCTCGGCCTGTGGGGCGCGGACGGTTTGAATGTCGCCTTCTTCCTGCGCGACGACACGGGAGGAGTCGATCGGGATGGCGGGCGCCGCACGACGGGTGCGGAAGATCAGTTGGCCGTCACGCTCGATTGCGTCGAACCCGTAGGCCAGCATCAAGGGCTGCAGGGCGGCACGCGCGTCGCCGACCTCGGACACACCGTAACCGCGCAGGGTGCGGGTCAGGTCGTCGGTGTCGATGTCGGTCACGCCCGTCCGCGCGCAGATTTCCTGCACGACAGAAGTCAGAGTCCGCTGCCCAGCCCGGCCCGTCAGCCAATGGCCGCGCGCGTGGTTCGCGGCGTCCGACCACGTGTCAGGCAGGCCCGGAAATTGCGGGAACGGTCGCGCGTCCCAGGCCCAGGCGTAGGCGCGATCCATGTCCAGCATCGGCGCGCCGTAGATGGCAGAGACCGGGTTGTGCGCAGGATCCGTCCAGAACGCGTGCATGGCGCGGTGATATTGCAGCTGAATGAAGGCATCCTGTCGTCCATCTGAGTAATGCGGCAGGCCGCTTTCACTGCTTTTCGGGTCAAGGAAGCGGTTGGGCTGGTTCGTCGCCTTGTCGATGGCGGCACAGCCCAGTTCGGTGAAACGTATAGGCTTCATGCCAGCGACCCAGTCGGTCGGCTGAACCGAGCGCGCATCGCCGCGTCGTTCGTGGTGCGTGTTACCCCACCAATTCGGCAGATCCTTGTAGCGGTAGACCCACGGCTCATCATGCGCACCATCGGTGATGGGCGTGCGGATCTGCAAGTCACGGGCCTCTGCGCCTGCGTAATACCAGTTGTAGCCTTCACCGCCTAGGATATTGGACTGCAAGTAGCCAAGGTCGTGGAGGCGCGGCCAATGGGCATCGGCGTGGTCCGGGCCATCGCGCCAATCGGACAACGGCATGTAGTTGTCGATCCCGACGAAATGGATGTTCGGATCGGCCCACAGCGGATCGAGGTGGAAATACAGATCGCCCGAGCCGTCTTGCGGCGCATAGCCGAAGTATTCCGACCAGTCGGCGGCGTAGCTGATCTTCGCGTCGGGCAGGATCGTCGCCACGTCGGCGGCGAGTTGGCGCAGGGCATCGACCGCAGGAAAGCCGTTGGCGCCCCTGATCTGCGTCAGGCTGCGCATTTCAGAGCCGATGCAGAACGATTCCACCCCGCCTGCTGCCGCACAAAGATGGGCGTAGTGCAGGATGAAGCGACGGTAGGTCCATTCATCGGGGCCCCGGTAGGTGATGAATTTGCTACGCACCGACCCCCGATTGAAGATGTTGCGCGGAAAGCGAAAGCCACCCTCACTGCCGGTGTTCCCGTCATCCGGGTCGTCTATTCCTTCGTCGAAGGCCACGGCAATGAAATCGTCCGGTTGCACGGTTCCGAAGAAGGCAGAGACCTCGGCGTCCGCATCGGACGTCCCATCCGTCGTACCGGCCTGCCCCGGTGCCATGGCGGTGGTAATCCGTCCCCGCCAAGGCAGACGCGCCTGTTCGGCACCGCCCCAAGGATCGGGCAGACCATTGCCCGCCTGCTGCTCCATCAGGATGAAGGGATAGAACATCACCTCTTGCCCAGCCACAGTCATGGCGCGGATCGCTTCGATCACCGCCCGGTCCGCCGGCGTGCCGCCGTAGATAGAGCGGCCCTCTACATCCCGGGGCACCTCTTCCGCATCGCCGCGATCGATACCGCCCGCGAACCAGCGCATCTCGGCCCCGTCGCGGCTATTATCCTCGACCTTGGGCTTCAAAAGGCATTCACCGGCGCGCAGATCGTCGCCGAACCACGAGACGATCAGCGACGCGGCGCGGGCGTTCGGCAGTTCGGTGCGCATGGATTGCAGTGAGGCCGAGAAGTCCGTTGCGGCGGCCCGTGTGTTGACGTTGACGTAGACCCCCTCGCCCGGCTGGTCTTCGTAGCGAACCGGGGTGGTGGCGAGCGTATATTCGCCCGTACCCGGCATCATCGCCACGCCGGTCACGGTGCGCGACAATGCTCCCTCGGCGTCGTTGCGGATCACCTCGAAGCTGAATTGCGGCACGCGGTTGCCGAAGGCGGTGAGCGACAGGTTCTCCATTACCACATAGGCCAGACCGCGATAGGCCGGGACCTGCCCCGCGCCCTCGGTCGCTTCCATCAGCGGATCGGGCAGTTGGTCGTCCGTGCCCTCATAGACGCGCAGGTCGATATCGGCGGGCAAGATTTCCTGCCCATCCGCCCAGATACGACCGATCCCCGCGATGGGGCCTTCGCACAGGCCCAGCGCCAGAGAGATCGAGTAGCTGTACTCGCGCACCTTCGGCTTCGGTGGGCCACCCTTGCCGCCACCTCCGCCAGAGGTGCTGACGTTTTCCTTGAAGTCGCTGGCCCAGAGCACGTGGGCCGGAACGCGCATGCGGCCCCAGATGCGTGGGATCGGCGTGCCCTCTCCGGCGGTGGTCAGACGCAGGCGATCCAGCCGCCCGTGCTCGACCGTTTGGGCACCCGGTCCCATGACCGCCTGGTCGATGGCGCGCCCGACCGTGGCACCGATGGCTCGCCCGATGACGACGGAGGACAGGCCCAGAACGCCGCCACCAAGGCTGGCACCGATGGCGCCGCCGACAGCCGAGAGAAGGATGGTCGCCATGGGAAAGACTCCGCGTTGGGTCGATGGGCGGTGGGGGTGGGCCCCGACCGAAGGTTAGGTGTTCGGTGCGGCTAGGACGCGCCGGGCCGGTCCGGGAAATCGAAATGCGCGGCGATGCGCTGTCGCCACGGGCCAGACAAGGTGCTTTCGCAGGTTCCGTGGCCGTCGTAAGCGTGGATGAAACGATCCGGCGCGCTGACGATGCCAAGGTGCTTCGCGATACTGCCGGGCTTCATACGGAACATCAGCACCTGCCCCGGAACCGGCGCACCGTGGCGCTCGACCAGCAGAAGCCGCGCCGCGCGCAGCAGGTCTTCGCGGCCCTGCGGCTCGTTCCAGTCGGGTGTGTAGGCCGGAACGATCGGGGCGGGCCGATCGAACAGCTCTGTCCAGACCCCACGCACCAGCCCAAGGCAATCGGCCCCTGCCCCGCGCTTGGCGCACTGGTGCTGATACGGCGTGCCGATCCAACTGCGCGCGATGGCGACGATCTGATCTGCCCGCGCGTTCATGACGATTTCTGCGGGTAAGCGAAAAGCCAGTCTTCGCTGGGCAGATGCGGGCAGCCGCGGAAGTTGACCATGTTGTCGAACTTGGCGCGGCAGGTTGCGGCGCGCTTGTCGCAACCGGCGCTGATCTGCACCGCATCGCCGGGGGACAGGCCCGCGCCTATCGCCTCTGTCAGAACGATGCATCGATCCGCACCGCTGGCATCGTCTGTCCGGATTCGCCGCACAAGACCAGTCGCGGCCTCGTCCAGCACCCGCAGCGTGCCGTGGGCGAACCAGCCGTCCGCCGCCGCCATAGCGGGCAGCGTCAGTGCGGCACCATCGACGGCCAGAACAGTCGTCTCGGTCGTGTAGGCCGAGGCGTCCAGATCAACGCGACAGTCGTCGTCGCCCAGCGCCGCGCGGCAGGGGCGCTGGTACAGCTTGCCGTGCGGCACGTTCAGCCGCTCTGTCAGGCCGCGCAGTTCCGCCTTGAAGGCCCCGCCTGCGCGCTCGATCTCTCCCATTTCGCCGGTGAACAACAAGCGGCGGTTGTCGGGAGCGGACCAGTCGACCTCGAATATCTCGATGGTAGCGGCGTCGAAGCGGCCGGCCAGGATATCTTCCTCGGTCAGGCCCGCGTCCGACAGCGCGCCCATCGCCTCGGAGTTATCGACCGACAATCCGGTAGTCTGTTCCAGCGCGCGCGCGGTCAGCGCTTCGGATGGGTGGAAGGCGGTGCCGTCCACGGTGATCGCCGTGTCGTGATCGGTGAAGGCGAAGACGCGGCCATCGGCGCGGGTCAGCCGCCAGCAGCGGCACAGGGTCGTCGTGGTCATGGGGCGGCCTTCCGGTTCGGGTCGCGGCAGGATGCGGGCGAAAGGGTTAAGGCGGGCGGAAGCCAGCGTGCGGTGGGTCAGTCCAATCGCAGCTCTACCACCGGCACGTCGGGGATCTGCGCCGTACCGGGCGCGTCGAGCGCCACGTCCAGACGGTCGGTGTCGAACCGCACGGGCACGTCGAACTCAAACCCTGCGGTGATCAGCGCGCCCGCCACGGGCAGATCGGTCAGCGTGACAAGGCCGGTCGCATGATCGACGGTGAAGTCTGGCCCCTCTTCCAACGGATCGCCTGTGACACCGATGGACACGGTGCCCGGCACCGGCTTGGTGATGGGCCGCACGTAGGCGTCCGTCCCTTGCCCGTAGGTTTTGGTCAGTTGGAATGTGTAGGTCGCCCCGTCGGCGGTGGCGATCAGCTGATCCTGATAGTCGGCCTGCTGACCGGGCACGGCGCTGGAGTAGTCGGCCCAGTCGCGCCATCGGAACCCATGCAGCATCCCGCGCCGTGCCTCGTAGAACGCGACGAGCGTGGCGATATCGGCTTGGCTCTGCATTCCCGTGCCCGCGTCATAGCGGCGGCGAGAATGTTGCCAGGGCGTGTTCCGCTCTTCATGGCCGGAGGCGAGCGTGACGACGCGGGTGCGCCGTTCCGGACCGCCGGTGGCCCCAAGGCTTAGACGCGTGGGAAAGGTGACATCGTGGAAGGACATGAGCAGACCTTTCAAATCTGGGGGATCAGCGGTTGCGCTGGCCGCGCGACAGCGCCCGGCCCATCTGCGCGGCGATCTGGCTTTGCGAGCGGCGGAAGCCTTCGACATCGGGCGTGGTGATGTTCATCGTGACCTGAACAGAGGCCGCGCCACCGCCCGCCCGCACGCCAAGCGCGCCGTCCGGCCCGCGCGCCAGCGGCATGATCGCCTCTGGCCCAGCCTCGCCCATCAGGCCGGTGCCGCCCTTCATGGGGAAGGCCTGCGCGCTGGATACAACGCCGCCCTTGGCGAAGGGCATCACCCGCCCTTGCGTGAACGCGCCGCCATGGGCGAAGGGCATCATGCCGCTCATCAGGCCCTGCACGCCGGTCGCCAGCACGCCGCCTGCATGTTTCATCACCGGATTGATCGCGGCGTTGTAGGCGGCGTTAACCATGGATTGCGCCACGCCTTTCAGCGCGTCCGACAGCTTCATGCCGTCGAAGACCAACCCCTCGAACGAGGATTTCAGTCCGCGGCTGATCCCGCGCGACAGGGCGTTCACCTCGCGGCCCGTGTCGGTCACGGTGGCCTGCATCGCGCGCAACTCGCCATCGAAGGCGGACAGCACGGCGCGGGCACCGCCGACAGAGGTCTCGAACCGCTCAAGCTCGGCAGTCAGGTCATCGGGATCGGACATGGGGCGTCTCCGTTCAGGGGTGCGGCGTGTCGGGATAGGCTTGGGCCAGCGCGTCCAACGTGGCGCGCGTGGCCGGGGCCGGGCCAGCGGGGCCCAGCATCAGGTGCAATTCGGCGGGGGTCAGCGCCCAGAATTCGGACGGCTTCAGACCCAGTCCGCCGATCCCGGCCTGCATCAGCGCCGGCCAGTCGAAGGGTGCGGGATCGCTCATCCGAAGGCCCGCCCCAGCAGAAGGGCGGCGGCGCGGGCGGCTTCAAGCGGCCCACCGTCTATCCGGGCGTGCAGCAGATCGCGCGTCGTACCATGCCACCCGCCGCCCCGTAGTCCTGCGACAAGCAGCGCAATCACGTCGCGCGTGGTGTAGCTCGCCCCTTCGAACCGGGCGACCAGCGCCACCAGACTGTCGGCCTGCATCGAGGCTTCCAGTTCCGCCAGCGCGCCCAACGTCAGCCGCGCGGTGTGCAGCGTGCCGTCGAGCGTGATGTCCACCTCGCCTGCGTGAGGATTGGCCATGGCCGCTAGGCCTCCAGCGCCGTGAACAGCAGCGCACCGGCGGAGGCGAGCGACAGCTCATACGTCGCTTCGCCGTCGTGGGTGCCCGCGTATTCGATGGACGTGATCTGGAACGGGCCTTCGACGATGCCGAAATCGGGGATGATCACCTGAAACGCAGGAGTCAGCCCGTCGAAGAACACCTGCCGCGCCCGCTCGTCAGTGCCCGCATCCTTGAACACACCAGAGCCTGAGATCGACGCGGATTTCACGCCCGCCCCCGCCAGCGTTTCCCGCCAGCCACCGGGCGAGTCGAGCGAGGTTGCATCCACCTGTTCGGCGTTGAAGCTGATCCGCGTGGCGCGCAGGCCCGCGATGGTCTCGAAGAAGCCTTCGTTCGTCATGTCGAGCTTGATAAGAAGGTCCTTGCCGTTCTGGGCCGCCATGGAAAAATCTCCTGTTAAAGGGTGTCGTGGATTTGCGCGCGAAAACGCAGGTCGATTCGGCGGGTGCCGCTTTTCTGGACGCGCTTGGCTGTGGCCCCGCGGAACCACAGCCCCGCCAAATGCCCGCGTGACAGGATCAGCGGCGTGGCCAGGAGCGCGTCGGACACGGCACCGGCCAGCGCCTTGGCGGTCGCGAAGCCGTTGGCCTGCGTGACGATGGTCAGCGTCACGTCGTGCCGCGCGCCCGGCCCGTCCTTGTCGGATCGGTCGGCCACGGTCTCTTCGCCAAGGCTAAGATACAGGGGCGGGATCGTACCGGCGGGGATGCCATCGTAGATATCTGTTCCGACCAGCCCGGTGACGGCGACGTCTCCCGTAAGGCGATCATAGAGCGCGGCCTGAAGCGCGGATGCGGTGGCATAGCTCATCGGATGCGCTCCTCTTCAGCGGAAATGGTCAGATAACGGGCCTGCGGGTCGGCCTCGGCGACCGTCAGGATGTCGAACAGGCGCGCGCCATCCCGAAACCGCTGGCCCGGCGCAGGGCGCGAGGGCGCGCCGAAGGGCGCGGCGCGCGTGATGATCGTCCAGCGAGCGCGGCTAAGCGCGGCCTCCTGCCCGCTTGTCTCGGAACCTGCGCGGGGGCGCATCTCGGCCCATAGCTGGCCCAAAGCGGTCCAGCCCTGAGCCAGCCCGCCTGCGCCATCGGCGGTTTCGGTCGGGGCTTCCAGCGTCAGCGGGCGTGTCAGGTTCGGCTGCATGGGATGCTCCTTCTCAACCGAAGGCGCGCAGGAAGCGCGGCTGGCGGTAGGGGGAAATCAGCGCTCGGATGCCGCGCGGCATCTCACCGGGGCGGGCGCGATCCTCATAGAGCGCGGCGGCCAGCGACAGCACGGCAAGGCTCAGGTCCGACGGCACGTCCTGCCAATCGTCGGCGAATCCGGCGGTGAAGGTGATCTCGGCCCGGCCACCCACGGGGATAGAGGGTAGCGCGAAGCTCTTTGCGACGATGCTGGGGCAATGCGTGTCGTGCTGGACATGCACGGCGACCGGCTCCAGCACCTGTCGGCTGCCATCGGACCGGATGATCGCGATTTCCGTTACAGCGCCCAATGGCGCGCGGGGCAGAACCTGACGGCCCACGCCACGCCACGCATTCACGGTATAGACAAAGCCGCGTCGCAGGATCGCCTTGCCGGTCAGCGCCTCGATCTGCGCGATGGCTGCCTTCAAGGCCCCGGCCAAGGCGCTGTCCTGAACGCTGTCATCGGCAAAACCGGTGCCAAGGCGAAGATGCGCCCGCAGATCGGACAGGGGCAACGCATCGATGCCTACGGGCGATTGCTCGACAAGAAACATGGGGCTAAATCCTTTGTCACCGCGGTCCCTTGGATCGCTGGAATTGGCTTTGCACAGTTCGGCAGGGGACAGGCGGACCGGCATCGCTGGGTGCATCGGGTGGGACGGGCCCGGATCGGCCCGCCCCCGTCACGCGCTGGATCAGATCGCAGAGAACTTCAGCAGCTTGATCGCCGCGAAGTCGCTGACGTCGCCACCCACGCGCTTGGTCGCGTAGAACAGGACGTGGGGCTTGGCCGAGAACGGATCGCGTAGGATGCGCAGGTCCGGGCGCTCGGCGACTGTGTAGCCCGCCGCGAAGTCACCGAAAGCGATGGCGCAGTTGTCCGACGCGATGTCGGGCATGTCTTCAGCGATCAGCACCGGGTAGCCCATCAGCCGCGCGGGCTCGCCCTGTTGCATTCCGTCGGACCACAGGAAACGGCCATCGGCATCCTTCAGGCGACGCACGACACCGGCGGTCTTCGAGTTCATGACGAAGGACGCATTGGCCCGATACTGCGCGCCCAGGGCGTAGATCAGATCGATCACCGCATCGGCGTCCGCGAAAGCGCCATCAGCGCCCGACGCCACGTAACCCAGCTTGCCCCACTCCCACGTCTGCTCGTCCACGATGTCGTGGGTCAGGAAGCCGCGCGGTTTATCGGACCCGTCGCCCAAGATGAAAGCCGCCGCTTCGGACCGGGCAAAAGTGTCGGCGATCCGACCTGCAAGCCAGGCTTCGATGTCGAAAGCGCTATCATCCAGCAGGCGCTGGCTGGCCTTGGGCAGCGCGGACAGTTCGTGTAGCGGGATCGTGATGCGTTCGATCTTCGAGGTCGCGGTCTCGGCGGTGGCGGACAGCTCGTTGGCCCAGCCCGCGCCCATGTCGGCGGTGTCGATCAGCACATCGTAGGACGTGGCTTCCACGTTCACCACCGTCGCCACCTGACGGATCGACGCGGTCGAGGTCAGCACGGCGCGCACGGTATCGGAGGTTTGCGGATCGACCAGGTAGCCGCCGTCGCCGTTGACGGCCGTGGACAGGCCCTTGCCCTCCAGCGACAGGCCGCGCAGCGCGTCGTCGTCGCCGGAACGGATGTAATCTTCGAACGCCTTCTGGTGCGGCGCTTCGATCTCGGCGCTGACGGCCAGTGCCGGGCGAGTCATGGTCTGGGTCATGGGGCGGTCCTGTTTCTGTTGGTGCTTGGTCTCAAGATCGGAACGGAAGGACTTCAGATCGTTGACGAAATCCGTCATCGCCTGGGTCACTTCGGCAGCGGCATCGGTCGTGACTTCGGGCATGGGGCTGCCGTCCGCCGGGGCGGTCTTGTCGGTCGTGCTCATGGGCATGTCCTTTGGTTGAAGGGGTCCGGGGGGTCAGCCACCCGTCAGGTGAAGGCGTGCGACACGGATCGCCGCGGCCAGGTCACGCAAGGGATCGCGCTTGCGTCCCACTCGCGCGTCGGGAAGCATGGGAAAGGTCACCAGCGACACCTCCCACAGTTCCAGCTCTTGCAGGATACGCCGACCCTGTCTGTCCTTCGTGGCCTTCTTGGTGCGATAGCCGATCGACAGCCCGTCGATCGCTCCGCCAGCCACCAGAGCCGCGGCGTCGCGACCCTTTCCCACGTCGTCCAGGATCCGTCCGCGCACCTTCAGGCCACGCGAGTCCTCGACGATTTCTTCCCAGACGCCGATGGGCTGACCGGGATCGTGCTGCCACAGCATCTTCACCGTGCGCCCCTGCGCTTTCAACAAGGCAAGCGATTGGGCAAAGGCGCCCTGGCGGACGATGTCGCCCCCCCTGTCAGTGCGATTGAACAGGGACGCATAGCCCTCGATCAACGTTCCGTCGGCCAAGGTCACCTCGCCGGGGGCGATGAACTTCGTTTCATAGGTCATGATCTGCATCCTCCGGGCGAGTCAGGCCCAGAAGCGCGCGCTTCTCGGCGTCAGTCAGGAAGTCTGCGGCAGCGACACGGGCCCAGTGCGCATCGCGTTCGGCAGACAGGGCGGGCACCTGATCGTGGTCGATACGGAAGGCCAGCGGTTCGCCCGCAAAGGGCTCCAGCCACTGCGCCAGGCTTGCTGTAACGCGCTGCGCCATGGGCAGAACGGTCAGGCGGTAGAAGGCCCGATGCGCCTCGGCGTAATTGGCGTAGGTCGCGTCTCCGGGGATGCCCAACAGCATGGGCGGCACCCCGAAGGCGGTCGCGATCTCGCGCGCGGCACTCTCCTTGGTCTTCTGGAACTCCATGTCCGAAGGGCTGAACCCCATTGGCTTCCAGTCCAGGCCCCCTTCCAGCAACATGGGCCGACCGGCATTGCGCGCGCCCTGGTGGTGCATCTCCAGCTCGGCCACGAGGCGGTCGTACTGATCCGGCTCCAGCATGCCCTCTCCACCCCCATAGATGATGGCACCAGAGGGACGCGCGGCGTTGTCCAGCAGCGCCTTCGACCAGCGCGAGGCTGACGAATGCACGTCCATCGCCTGCGCCACGGCCTGCATCGGGGACAGGCCATAGTGGTCATCCTGCGGGTGAAACGACTTCACATGACAGATCGCGGCGGCCGGAAAGCGGTGCTTGCGACCCGCCACGGCGTAGTCGTAGGCCACCGGCCAGCCATCGGCACCGGGCACCACCGCCATCCGTTCCGATCGCAGCACATGCAGTTCCGCGGGCAGATCGCCCTCTCCCACGGCTTCGACATAACCATCGCCCGTCAGCAGAAGCTGCCCATACAGCGCCTCCAGCAATTCCGCGCGGCCCTGCGCCCCGTTCGGTCGCGCCAGCAGGGACAGCACGGGATGCACGTCCAGCCGCGCACCGTCCTGCTCCAAGACCACCGGCAAGGCGGCAGCGGCCTCAGAGATCAGCTTGACGCAACGGAAGACGATCGGATTGCCCTGAAACCCGGATCGCGTCAGTGACGCGGTATCGCGCGGTGTCCACGCAACACGGCCCACGCCACCCGCGGCGATCCGGGATGCACCCAAACCGCCTGCCGCACTCGCCTTGGCCTCCGGCACTGGCCCGCTTCGCTTTAGGAACTGCAACATCGTCGTCTCCTTGTCAGGCAGGCACATCTTTCCCGATCCAGGACCACGGGGTCCCGGTCAGTACGGCTCTCTCGAATGGATCGTGTCTCGCGGTGTCTACAGACCGCGCACGCCCGGATTGGCGCGTCTCTTGCTCAACATCAGCTCGCTCAGCGCCCAGACCAGCGCATCGACCCGGTCGGGCGACCCGGCACCGCGAAAGCCTGTCGACGTCATCTGCGCCATCTGACTTTCCAGCTCGGGCCACTCGCCCAGGTGCCGCACCTTGTCCTGCTCGTAGAGAGCGGCGACAGGCTCGGCACGAATGACCTTACCCTTCGACGCATGAACACTCCGGTAAGGCACCGTACGGTCCACTTGGCGCAGCAAAGATTCGATCAGATCGCCGCCCTGGTTGGTTTCCGCAATCACCCGGTCGGCTGCATGGCGATGGTAGGCGTCGATCACAGCACGCGCCCACTGCAAGGGCGATCCCTTGATGCTGGCATCCTCGATCACCACGCCCTGCCCCTCGGTCGTCAGACCGGCCACGACGATCCCGCAGGTGTCGGCGTTCTTGCCCCCCGTCACGGGCGGATCAACTGCCACGACAATGCGCGACACGACCGGCAGCGTCTCGATCCGCGCCTCGGCCAACTGCCCGACGGACCACAACGCGCCCTCGATGTCGTCCAGCAGCACGCCCTGTAACTCTTGCTGCGCCAGCCGGGTGTTGCCGTAGCGTTCCCGCACTTCGGTCAGGAACGACGGCGCAAGGTTGGCACTGTTGGCCTGCGTCGGCGCATGGGTACTGACCGTGCTGCTTTGCGCCAAAAGTCGACGCAACAAAGGGATCGACCGCGGCGTCGTAGTGATACAACTGCGTGGGTGATCGCCCAGACGCAGGCAGAACTGCAGCATGTCCCAAGCGTCCTGCGCCTTGCGCCATTTCGCCAGTTCATCCACCCAGGCGGCATCGAACTGCGGCCCGCGCAGGGCCTCTGGCTCATGCGCGCTGTAAGCCGTCGCGGTCGCCCCGTTGGGCCAGACCAGCCGCCGACGCGTCGCTTGCCATTCGGGCACGCGGTCGGGCGGGCAGCAGGCAATGATGCCGCTTTCGCCAAAAATCATCACATCGCGGACCTGATCGAAGGTCTCGCCCACAAGTGCGACCCGCGATGCACGACCGGGATCGGTCGGTCGCGCGCCTTCCACCATGGAACGGACCCACTCGGCCCCCGCCCGCGTCTTGCCTGCGCCACGCCCCCCCAGGATCACCCAGTTGGTCCAGTCACCGGCAGGCGGTCGCTGGTGGGTCATGGCCCAGATGTCGAAGATATAGGGCAGTGCGGCCAGCGTGCCGTCATCCATCCCCTCCAGAAACTTGGTTTCCAGTCCGGCGGAGGCGATCCAGTCGGCCGGCGATCTCTGCCCGAGCGGCGTCAAGGTCGAGAACGACTCCTCCACCGTATCCACGTTTGTCGAGTGTTCCATGAAGACGTCCATTCTCTTCCAACATCGTCTGCATCGCGGCGGTCACCAGCTTCATCCGCTTGGGGCCGTCCACCTCATCTGGCCCCGCCTCGATCGCCTGGCGCTCCACACTGTCCACCCAAGCTGAGAACAGCCGCAGAGCGCGCTCGAACTGCGCCTTCGCGATATCCGCGACGGTGGGGACTGGTCTGCCCGCGTTGTTTTCGTCTTCGCCATCTGCTGCCATACCTCACCCTCGCCCTGCCAAGATCGAAGCGCGGCAAATGCACCGCGGGATCATCGGCTTGGATACTGTCTAGCGGCACAGGGGTTAGGAGGGCGCAAACGCACCGCACGATGGGGCGCGCGGACGCCCTCCGCCCGCGCGCTCACACGTCTTCGTTTTTGAAAATACTCCGGGGAGTCCGACCGCAGGTCGGGCGGGGCAGAGCCCCTGGCCCGTTCCCGGATAGCCTATTGGCCCGCTTCGGCTTCGGCTTCGGCGTCTGCTGCCGCCTCGGCTTCGATCTGCCGCCAGCGAGCAACGTTCTCGTTGTGCTCGGCCAAGGTCTCGGCAAAGGCGTGACCACCCGTGCCATCCGCCACAAAGAAGATGTAGTCATGGCTGTCGGGGTTCAAAGCCGCCTCGATCGCGTCCAGACCTGGATTGGCGATGGGCGTCGGTGGCAAACCGTCTATCTGGTAGGTGTTGTAAGGCGTCGTCGCGTCCAACTCAGAGCGGCGCAGACCCCGGCCAAGTACGCCTTCACCGTTGGTGATACCGTAGATCACCGTCGGGTCGGTCTGCAGCCGCATCCCCTGCTCCAGACGGTTCACGAAGACGGCGGCGACCTGCGGACGTTCATCCGCCAAGCCCGTTTCCTTTTCGACGATGGAAGCCATGATCAATGCCTCTTCAGGCGTGTCATAGGGCAGATTCGACGCGCGATCCTCCCACGCGTTCGCCAGCCGCTCGTCCTGCCGCGCTTCCATGCGCGACAACAGGTTCTCGCGCGTGTCCCCGATGGAAACCTCATAGCTGTCGGGCGCAAGCCGTCCCTCTCCCGGCACGCCATCGACGGTGCCTTCCATGAAATCAGCTGCCTTCAGCGCCTCGACGATCTGCCAAGACGTGACGCCCTCGGCCACGGCAATGCGGTAGCGGGTGTCCGACCGGTCTCGCATCTCGGCGTAGACGTCCGGCGCATCTTCGGTTGCGGGATCGAAGGCCGCGCGCTCCGAGAAGCGATTGGTCGCGGGGTCGAGTTCGCGCACCTGCACCTCTTGGCCGCGTACGCCGATCCGGTAGACGATCTCTGTGCCGCAGGTGGACTGGCCACCTTGGGTGACGATGTCCACGATCTCTTCCATCGACGCCTGCTCGGGCACCAGAAAAGACCCTGCCTTCAACGCGCCGGACTTGTCGGTGTAGTCGGCGCCCATCCGAAACAGGCGGGCGTTTGAAACGGCGTTCTGCGACTCCAGATCAGATGATACCGCCGACATCGTGCTGCCGGGCGCCACCCGCAGGCAGATCGCCTGCGCCAACGGCCCCGCATCGCGATACTGGTTCACACCCCAGCCGATCAGGCCAGCGACAGCGACCAGCGCCACGATCAACAATGTGATCCCATTGGCGGCGACGTGTTTCCACAT